CGCTAAGTGCCACTGGGGGTTACATATCGGGATGCTAAAACCTACCCTGAGTATTCGAGCCTTTGGCGACCCGTTAGTACGTGCACGGAAAGCGGGCGTTTGATGATACCAGAAACAGACAGAGCATATATTGCAGGACTCTTTGATGGTGAAGGGTGTATCACTTACAAAAGATACATGCGTAAAAGAAAAGGACAAAAGAAAGCATATCCTACTTGGTCAATTAGAATGGAAATGGCTATGACAGATGAATCTGTTTTACGTTGGGTCCATGAGATATTAGGTGTTGGCACAGTTGGTGAGAAAAGATATAAAACAAAATACACTGTTGGTTGGAAAAAACAATGGCGTTGGCGTTGTCAGTTTAGAGATGCTTTTTATGTCTGTTGTTTAATATGGCCTTGGGCACATACTAAGATGCCAAAGATACAACAGATCATTGATCATTATGGTAAAGATAGTAAAATAATGAATGGAAAAATTGTTAATTTACAAGAGTACAAGGAGGCAATGAATCTAGAATGATGTTTAAATTTTATATATGGGTTATGGGTTGGTCTGGTAAAATCAATACCTGGGCCTGGAACAAACAGGTTGATATTGTAAGAGCCAATCAACGTAAAGAAGAAGAGGACTATCTAGAGGAGTTAAAGAAAAAATTATGACACCAGAACAAGGATTAGGGATGTTGTTTGTAGGAATCGTAGCTCTTTCAATCGGGGGCGGAGTAGCTTTTTTAATATTAAAAAGAGTATATCGATCACTACATAAATCCAAGAAACAAAGGTTCGATGACCTAGAATGATGAGCAACGAAGATATAAACGAGTACCACAACATTGGTAAGGCCATCAAGCACAACGATAAGTATAGCTATATTACAGGCACACGCATCGAGGACCACGGATCACGGCTCTATGATGTAAATGGTTCTAGACTTCCAAGTGTAACTACGATATTAGGCAAAACCAAAAATCAAGAATTTCTAAAAAACTGGAAGGAAAAAGTCGGTGAAGCAGAAGCAGAACGAATCAAAAATGTATCTAGTAGTCGGGGGACAGCTATGCACAAATTCCTGGAAAACTATATCACAGGAGTGGGCTACGATGATCTTACAGCACTCGGACAGGAGGCGAAAGCCATGGCCCAAAAAGTTATTGATGTGGGTCTCACACCTGTTGAAGAATACTATGGCTCGGAAGTTACGTTATATTATCCAGGTCTATATGCAGGTTCAACAGACCTTGTCTGTTTACATAATAGTCGTGAAACTATTGTTGACTTCAAACAAGCTAATCGTGCAAAAAAGAAAGAATGGATCGAAGATTATTATCTGCAAATCGCAGCGTACGCCATGGCACATGACTACGTCTACCAGTCAAAAATCGAGCAAGGAATTATCATGGTATGCACGCCTGACTTATATTATCAAGAATTCAAAGTCGAGGGACCTGAATTAAGACACTACAAACATGCATTTTTAAAAAGATTAGACATGTACCACGAGTTAATTTATGATGAGAAAGAAAAAGCGAACGTATCCGTTACGGCGGGAGACTTCACCAGAGATGAACAAGATACTAAGTAATCACGCTGAATGGCTAGATTATAACGTTTCTAAAGTAGCTGGTAATAAATGTAGAAAAGATGCTTTAGATTATGCACAATACAAAGACCTACGTCAAACTGGAGGAAGGAAAAACTATGAAAGTTAAAAGAAAAATACATGGTTATTATTTTGATGGTAAAAAATCATGGATTATGTACGAAGATGAACATGGTAAAATAATAATGAGGAGGTGGAACGATGAATGAGAAACTTAGAATGGTTCTAAGAAAGAGGTACGAGGCTGAGATTGAAGATGCAAAGTACAAGATAAAATGCTACAGCGAGCATGAATTAGTGATACCGGAGCATCCAGATATCACAGCGGAAGTAGATAAACTGTTAATGAAGATGGCAGAAGCAGAGGATAAGTTGGCAGTAATGAGTCTACATTATGGCGAAAATGTGTCTAAACAAATCTTATAATTCGACACTTAGGGTATCGATTAGGTGTCGATTAGGTGTCGCAAAGGTGTCGCAAATTTAAGGTGACATCGGTTTGTTCACGGTTTGAACTAAAAAATTCGACACTTGCGATACCCTTGCGATACCCTTGCGAGGGGGGGGGTGTCGAAAAATTAGCCTTGTGTACCAACACTTATAGATCAATTTTAGTGTTTGCGATACCCTTTCACTTTTTTTTATTTTTAGCGCAACAAAAAAAATTTTTACCTGTTTAGGTATCGAATTTATAATTGTGTCAAGAATGTGGCAACTAGACTGATTACCATACATATGATAAATAAAAATTTATGCCTAGAAAAAGAAGAAAAGTATCGTTAACTGATAAGTCCACCGATATACCTTTTTCTAAAGTTAGAGTGGAGTGGATTGATTGCGTCAGTGACTCTAGCTGGGCAACAGATAAAGAGTTTGATAAAATGAAATTAGCGACACCTATTAACGAAGGTTGGTTGTATTCTAAAGATAAAACATCTATAAAATTATTTGCCTCTTATGATAAAGATGAAGATGGAATTACTTTTGGGGATCGGACGATGATTCCTCGTCAGTGGGTGAAGAAGATTCATAAGTTATAGATGACGGAGCGTCAGCAGAATCAGATGGAGTTACATCAATTATCTGCGCGTAGTCGTCTAAAATTTGTTTCATCTTTGCTTCTAATTCTTGTTCTGATAAGTCTTCTAGTTTCCCAGTTTTTATTATTTTTCTGTCTATGTATAGTCCTGCTGCCTTGCCTCTGTTGGCTTCAGCATTTACAGCAGAAGAGAAAGATCCTTTTTTCAAAGCGGCTTCTCTAAGTCTTGCAAGTTCTGCTACGTGTCCCTCGTAAGTTACTTCATGTTTTTTTAGTCTTTCTTCTTTTAATTGACCAATGTGCTTCACAACTAACGGAGACAACTTAGGATTACATAATTCTGATCCTTCTTGTCTTGCACGTTTAGGTGAATAGCCAGCAGCTAGTGCAGCTTCGGTTTGAGTCATTGGCCCGTCTGGTCCACCGAATACTAAAAACTCAGCAAATCTCATTTGCATTTCTGTTAATCTTTTTGGCACTCCCATGATTGACTTTTTAAGGTAACTATCCTATAAAGTCAACAATGTTTGTTAAACATCTACAGGAATACTTAGATCAATTTACCGATGGCAAAAAAGGCAATGCGATCTCCAACGCTAGAATATACATGGAAGTTAACGGTCACTTAGAAGAAGTTAAAAGAATTGAGGTGCAAGAGTCAAATATAATTGGACAAAGTATGATTCGTGTTGTACTAAAACCTACGAAACAAAAGTTAATTATCGCTCCTAAAACACCCGATTAGAAAGCCCTAGTTACCTTGAAACCCGAGCGAAAATTATATGCAAAAATTAAAAAATCTATCACTAAAATTTCCTGGATTAGGCTTGAAAACAATAGCTTACTTGGGACTCCCGATCTATTGGGTTATACTATTAACGGCCACTTTTTTACACTAGAACTCAAAGTCACAAAGAGTAACAAGGTACGTCTCTCACCACATCAAATAGCATTCCATGTGAAGCATCCTAACAATTCATTTATCTTAGTAGAGCACCAGGGTTCGGGATGCCTGAAACTTTTTCCAGGGTCCATGGTCCAGGAGCTTGACGCTTGTGGCTTTAAGCTTGACGCTTGCTGCTTGGGGCTTGAAGCTTGTCGCTTGAAGCTTGAGTCTTTGTAAGCTTGGCGCTTGAAGCTTGAGGCTTGGGGCCCGGATCAGGACGTACGTCGCTAGGCCCACGCGTTGAGTTAGCATGACTAATAGCCTGATCCAGATCAGAAGAAGGTACCTTGAGCTGTGCTCGTGCTTCTTCCTTATTACGCTTACGTAATTCTTTATAATATTTTGGGTGATGCCACATTTTAATGTTTACCGTATGAAATTACTTTTACAGCAGGATCCCAACATTGTCTACAGTCTCGACACTCGTTGTCTTGAGCTGGTGCCGGGCAAGTGTGATATCCTTTATCCACCACCATTGAAGAGTTGGGCCACGACTCAGGCGCCCGCTGGTTCACCATGGGCGCGCTAAATCGTATGACTAAATTGTCTGGCTTATCTTGCAGGTGATGCTTGATCCATGCTTCACGAGTCGGGAGCCAGTGACGCTTTGAAGGGGTCAACCTGCAAACGCTGTAAATTTTTTTCAAATGATCTAGATCCTGTACATCTCCTGAATCATGCCATCGAAATACATCCGGCTTTTTACTGTTGATTAAGTGAGCCATGGCCTGAACCCATTGCGGGTCCTTGATGGCTGCCAGCCTCCTGTACTGTGCATCCTGAACAACCTTGAACACGTAACAGCCCTTGAGCGCGTAACAATCAAAGCATACGCTGCCCGGGACCTTCTGGAGCTTGCCGCCAGTCTTGCATTCTTTGGCAGGTAAACCAATTGACCAGCCAGGCATCTTTGAAGGCTTGCTCAGGCTGCCGCCTATAATTTTTAATGCTAATTTTGTTTGCATACTTTCTCCTTTAATTTATAGGACACTATAACCGGGTACAGGTCCCTTGTCAAGCTTGCTGCTTGACGCTTGCAGCTTGCGGCTTGCTGCTTGTAGCTTGGGCCTTGATCCTGCAGCCAGCGCAGGTGGCCAATATAAACTTTTTGCATTCCTCTTCCGGGTCTTCTACTCATAAATTTTTTTCCTTTCTAGGACCAGCCAACGCCAGACTGTCTGTGTTCTAGCGGCGGCGGCGCGTTAACTGATCCCAGGTCTTTGGATGATGCCCAGACCATACCTGTGCATTTAATACTATTGTATGTCTCGTCCAAAGACCAGGGATCAGCAGGGGGACACGCGTGCCCCTTGCCACTGATCCCAGGTCCAATAGCCAGAGCATACGCTTAGCAAATAGTATGATACCTCGAGGTCATACTTTAACTATTAGACCAGGGATCAGCACCCAGGAAAGACGGCAACAAGTTGCGGTGTGATCCTGGGTCTAATCCGTAAATTAACCGTAAATTACCGATAAAAAAATAATTTACATATCCAATATAATACTTGACTATCCTATTGTCAAGTGCTAAAACAATTTTTATGAAAGGAAATATAAATATGGAAAAACAAAAAAGAATAACACTTAACGCAGATAAGCGAAAAGTGATTGCAGATGTCTTTCAAGATCATTTTGAAAC